CTATCGCTAGAAATATCTCCCCAGTAAGCTTTAGACCAATTTACGAACTTGTCAAAGGTAGCGTCCGGCACCTTGTCCATATCGATTTCGTCTAGATTGCTTAGTACAGCTTCTACGTGATCTTTTCCAATCTCAAGATCGGCTGAGTTACAGAATTTTGTTACTATTTTTCCAAGTAAGTGAGCAGCTTCTTCAGCGGTCACGTTTCCAACACCAGGTAGTGGAGTGTCATCCAATTGAAGTACTTTTGCAATTTCTTCTTCATTGGATGCCGTATACCACTTGTTCGGGCCAGACATAATTTTACGCTGCGTTGGAGTTAAGACTTTGTATGCCAACGAGTGGGTAGTCATAGCTCTGGTATTGCGCTTCGGGGCTTTGCGTCCGGCATCGGCAGCAATTTTAGCGTTGAATGCAAGAATTAAAACTCGAGCATCTGGATCTTTACGATCTAGTGCATTAGCTGCAGCAATGAGAGTCCAGGTCTTACCAGCACCCGCAAGAGCATCGATTACTACATCTTCTTTTGTTTCAGTAACCGCATTGAGAGCGCGGGTCTGCTCTTGGCTAGGTAGAATACCATTTGTGTCAACTAAATAAGACTCTGGAGTGGCAAAAGCATCCAACTCTTCCATAGAAATCTTCGACTGAGCTAATTCTTTAGGTTCAGACCTTGAAGCCTTCTCAGCTTTAGTCTCTACCTGATCAGCTTTAACTTCTGGAATGTCTGCAGGTGCAATAACAGGAACATCAGAAGGAGTACCGTCTGGCTTCTTTGGAACCATTGGCTCCACGACTTCATCGTCACCAAAATCTAGATCTCCAAAAATGTCGTTATCTAGAGGTGCTCCTGCTTTTTCATCAGCAAGCTCTGGCATGTCTTCAATTGCAGAGTCGAGTGGCTGTAGGTCTTCCAGGTCTACGCGATACTTACCGTCAGGGAACTGAATTTCCATTTTTTCTTGGCCAATAAAGTCCTTGACCGGTCCAACTACAGTTCCGACCTCTACAGGGGTGGTCGGGTCATCGTCGTTAAATACTGCAACAAAATCTCCCTCGGCATAGTCTTGTGAGCCGTATAGGCCACGGCTAACATATCCAGAAGAAGGCTTTGCTGGCTTAGCGGCAGGGGCCTCGGGGGTGAATGGGACCCCACCCTTTTCTTTTACTAGGTTGCTAAGTGAGTCAATGACGGCTTCGGTAGCAGGACGGTTAGTGTCCGACTTATCGAGCATCGCGTGAAGTTTCTTAAGGGTGTTGTTGATCTGAGCCGGGCTCTTGTCTTTGTTCTTTTCAGTAATGCCCTCAACAACAGCCTGCGAGTACATGTCAAGCGTTGGCTTTTTCTCCGACTTAACTGGCTCGTCCCTAAGGAATGGGCCGGTAACTTCGGTAACTTTACCATCTGGACTTACTCTCCAGCTTTTAGTTTTACCGTCTTTTGTATCTACCCAGTAGTCGTTAGCGTCCCAGGTTCCACCATATGTTCTTTCACCGCGAATAAACTTGGCAGATTCAGGAACTCCGGCAGGACGAGTAGGTTTCTTATCCTCCATGGAAGGCATGCGAGGACCGGCTGGCTTAGCGGCTTCTGGAGCCTTTGGTGTGCCTTCTTCATATTTACGATCTGCTTCGGCTTCCCTAGCAATTCGATCGTTAACTACTCTATCCGCCCCATCGAAAGCATCTTCAGTATTAGGTACATCTAGTACTTCTTCGCTGTTCCAAGCACCAGTGCGATCTGGATTGCTATACAGGGTGGCCTGGTAAGTCCCGTCTTCGGTCTTAGCGACCTCAAGGAGCATCTGACCGCCTTCGTACTCTTTTTCCCAGACTTGCTGGTTATTTTCTCTATCAAAGTCAGATGTAATTTCTGTAAATCCCGGGTACTCTTTTTTCTCTGCTTCGGCCTCTGGAGAAGCGGGAGATTCTTTAACGCTAGATGGGCCAGTCTCGACTAGGTCCTTGAGCTCCTCTGGAGACATCTGGCCTTCAGCACCAGGAGGAAGCTGAGCAAGTGGCGACTCTTTACGCTTCTGGTCAATAAGCTTGCGCTCTTGCTCGGTAGGTGTAGTGACGGCTAGTTTGCGGTCTTCATCAGTGATTGGGTCAATACGAATCTGGCTTAGGTCAAGGGTGTCCTGAGCAGTCCACTTGGTGTCGAGTACGGGGTTTCCACGGCTGTCTAGCTTTGGACCAGCTTTTAGGCCCTGACGCTCTAGAACTGACTCCGGAAGAAGAGCCTCGAATACCTCGGACTTGCTTGAAGGAAGGTGGTAAACTCCATCCTCATAACCGTTGTCCGACTGTCCTTCAACTAGACCACGGAAGTGGCCAGGAATGTCAGAAGCACCAATGTAGACGCTTCGAAGAGGCTTAGCTGGTAGACCAACCGCAGCGCGAACCATGTTCAAAAGACCACGGCCCATTTCGGCCCATTGACCTAGGCGGTCACGAAGCTGTACTTCCCAGAAGCCCTTGTTGGCACCTGTACCGCCGAGTCCGGCTACTGCAATGATTGGCTCGAGGTCTTTGTCTTCTGACATCTAGATCGGGTCCTTCTTTAAGAGGCAAAAATACTGAATATCTAGTATGATTTCTACTAGCAATTTTACACGTTGTTTTAGGGGTATGATTTGAAGACTTAGCGGTAGTCTAGGTCTTTAATAGCCTTGACTGTATCCAGGAAAGTACCCCAGGAAGCTAGCTGAGAGAATCGCGGAGACTGCACATCATTGCGAGTCGAATAGTCGCGATAATCTTCCATCCACTCTTCAGAGCCATCAAGTGCAGCAAATACTTCGTTAGATTTTGCTCCACCATCAATCATCTTTGCAATCGAACCATACTCATCATAAGGAGTTAATAGGTTCTTAGCGATTGCACCAAAATCAGGAGCTTCGGCCGGGTCAAGTAGACCGTCAATGGCTTCCATCAAAGACTTGAATTGGAAGTTACCAATTTGAAGCTCTAAATCATCGCTATCTTTAGTCTGCTCGTAAGTTTCTGCGCGAGTCGAAAATACAACATTTTTGTTTAGTGCTGCGGTAATTTTTTCTTTAGAGTCCCCGCGCTCTGCCATGCGTCGAATTACACCATTTGGATCAATGACCATGTTGTAGTCGTCGCTAAGCTCTTCCATCAAAGCCAAACGAGAATAAAGATACTCTTCTTCAGATTGCTCATCAACTGGAGTAGGCTGCTCTTCTACGGTTTCCTCGGCAAACTCTCCTATGGCTAGTTTTGCAAGATCAGCCGACATAGAGCCTGAAGCGACAAGAGCAGAGATTCTAGTCTTCGTGTGCAAAAACTCAATCGAGTCCGACTCCTGCGAAAACGCACGGTGAACGAGTAATGCCTCGCGAGGGTCTAGAGTGTCAAATTCGTCAAGAACACGCTGAGCAACGTCTTGGTCTGGAAAAAGTTCTGTAGAGCGTCTTGAAAATTCTTGTGCAAATTCGTTGTTAGACACTAAAACTCCTTAGGAAGTAAGTCTGAATCCCGACTTTCGTAGAGATTAATTGCAAGGTCCGTAACACGACTGTATGGGCTTTCTCCAGCTTTTTCGGCTCGTAGCCAAGCAGCGTGTAAAGCAGGCATAATCTCGTAGCTTCCTTCGGAAAACTCTGCAAGCGAGAAGATAGCGTGCTCCTTATTAGTATACTCTGTTTCGGACAATAGTACTACTGACAACTCTTCGTTGTAGTCGTATTCAACAGTAGCGGACGCTGCTAATGACTTCTTGCTTGACTTTGGGTGAGAGGCAGGAAGCAAGTCGTTATCGGTTGTGTACTTGCTGTTCTTAGGTGAACCAGACTTGAGCAGATGCAAGAATGCATTCACACGAGCCATGGCCCACGAGCTGCGGTTTTGGTCTGGGCGGTGGGAGGAGGAGAAGGCTCCAGCTCCGCGGCGGTAAACTGCCTTGAGCATGCGCAAGCTAGCTTTGCGTCCGTCAGGAGCTTTTTCGTTGTGGTTCTTAACTTTTTCAGATAGCGAAGCTTCAACCTTCTTTGAGAAGTTGATTGACTTCGAGCCAGAGGCAGAACCCTTTGGGTTTTTGCTGGAACCCTTGATTCGGTCTTTCTTAGGGGCTGGCTTTGAACCTGCGGTAGCAACTAGAGGGCCTCTATATACCTTGGCCATGATCTCATTCTGACCGCCACCGATCTTGTGAGCGCATCTGTGGTGCCCGTCTACTAGCTTGAAGCCTTCGTCATCTAGGTAAACGATGATGAGCTTTGTATTGTCGCCAGCGTCCTTCAACTTAATTGGGTCTAAGTAGTCTTGGGTTGGGACTAGGTCACTAATCCTTACAGACTCTTCGGTGTAGTTGTCTCCCATATCGTAAATCTTTTCCTTGAGTTCCTCTTGGATTAGATTAGGAGCCTTAGAGAACACCTTCTCTGGAGTAACTGTGCCATCTGGAAGAACAGCAAAGCGACATAGGCCGCCTTCTTCTGTTTCGTGAGAGATAATGTCACAGCCGTTTGGTGCATTCCAGAACACGCAGTTTCCGCACTTTACGCCAATCGCAGCATTCTCTGCGTTCTTTTTAGCAGAGTCGTAGCCAGCCCAAACACCAGTGTTGTCTTCGTTGAATTTGCCGTGCTTTTCGACAATAACTCGTAAAGCGTCTGCTAAGTCCTGCTCTTCAGGAACTAGATTTCCGCCTGCAGCTACTGGCTCCTCTTTCTTGACATCCTCTGTGATTGGTCCGCCAGCTGCCCAAGCGTTACAGGTACGGCTTGCGGCACACTTGAAGTCGAGGGCAGTGCAGTAGCCAAGCTCAGCCTGGTCGATTGCGTCCCAAGCACTTTGCTCGCCAGAACCGCCTTGGGCAATGCCGGTCTCGATGCAGTCCAAGGTCTTTGGGCGGCGGTCGAAGAACACGCAGTTGCCGCAGATACTCTTCTTGGCTTCAATTGGATCAATCTTCCAGCGGTCAGCCTTGTCCTGCCAGAACTCATCGTTTGGTTCAGCGGGGTTTAGCGGTCCGTAGCCGACGTTATCGATCGCGTTCTGGCGGTTCTTGATGTTCAGGACGATGTCCTGAGTAGCTGGAGGACATTTGTCTCCGTAGTCTGCATCTGCAAGAACTGGCTCCAAAGCAACGGGAACCCTAAGCACGGTTTGCAAGTAACTAGACGCAGTTATTGCTTTTTTTGTTCCCTTTGGCTTAGGCTGGACGGGCTTAGATATCTGAGAAAGGGGAATCCACTTGCCGTTCCTAAGAACGCGCATACCAGAAATATCTCCCATACGCTCACCGAGCTGGGACTTTTGTTCTTTTTCGTCTGCCATTTTTCTATTGTACCTTAGTCTGATTTATTGGTTTAGATTTTGCTAACTCTTTTAGATACTCATACACTTCTATTCGAAGCTCTTTAGGCATCGGCTTAGCAGCAGGAAGAGTTAAAAATTTTTCTACACTTTCCGAGCTAAATCCAATCACGCTCAGTAAACCATTTAGTGTCGTAGGTAGATTCCAGTAGCGACTTTTAGCCCAGTCAGAATTTTCTAAGTTGCCATCTATGTCAATCATTTTATTTCTCGTTTACTGGCTTAGGATTTATAAAATAAGGATTAGTTAAAAACTTTTGTAACTCTGGAGATAGGTCTTTTTCGGACTCAGCTGTTTCAATCTCGATTGCCCAGTCAAAACCTTTATCTAGAGGCACCTTGTATTTGTTAAAAAGGCGCGCTGCTTTTCTACTTAATTCAGGATTTGCCATTGATAAATACCTTTCCACGATTGAGTATGATTGTGTAATACTCATTGTCAGGAGTCAGAGGAACTTTAAATTTAATTGCATCAATACCGAGCATGATGGCAACATTTGTGTAATCAGTCTCGTTGAAAAGCCGCCACTCAGCATCTTGATATTCTTCGAAGGTAGCTCCAGACTTATCGTATCCTCTAAAAAACTCTCGTAATTTTTCTGTAGCCCACTCACGTAGATCAGTAACGTCATCGAAAGAGACTACATTAGCATCAGACATTAGTTTCATTTCCATAATGCGATCTTCTCGATTAGAGTCATCACTGCCTGTGTAGGTAAATGTGGTTTCTTTTTTATTAGTAGAGTAAGTTCCATTTCCGAAATAGCCCTCTCCGGCAAATGGTGTGTCCGAGTTTATATAGTCATCCATAAACTCGGTTGAAGTATATCCACGATAGATAGACTCGCCGGCCGCGGCATCAAACTCTTCTTGGCTCAGCACTTGAGGCTTTTCGTTAAATCCTGATTTTTCCAGGAATACTGATTGAAGCACGTTTCCCCTAGATTCATCATAATCTTCGTCGGATTCAGTGAATATGTCTTTAATCTTCTTATACCAGTTTTTAAACCCAGGTTCTATGCGCTCTTTTTTCTCCGTAGTTGCTTCTGGTTCGATTACTGGGCTCTGTTCAGATTTTTCAAGGCCTCTCATTACTTGGATGAGATTATTTTCCTTGACAGCACCTACAGCTTCTGCCTTCATTTCGCCGCCAATAACTACCATTTCTCTTTCATCGTAAGAACCGACTCCAGTAAACGAGCTAGATAGAATCTGTTCCACAGGAACTACACGTCTCAGCAAGACCGCACCCTTGTGGTCATCTTCTGGATCAAACGCATCTGTACCAGTTGCCTCGGGGTCATATCCTCCAGTGGCAAACCAATAAGCATGACCATCAGAAGTACTCCAGGAAGATAGAGGTCTTGATTGAACATCAACTTTAGTAAGTTCGTTATCAGACAAAGTTCTACCTAGAGCACCGTCATCGATTCCTCTATAGAGGACAACTTCCGTGATACCAGCTTCTTTGAAACGCTTCTGAGTCTGCTCATACTGAGCCTGCAAAAATGCTGAAAGTACACCACCATATTCTTGCTTAATTTTTTCAATTTTTTCTCTAGTCTGCGGAGGTGATTTCCAATCACGAGCATTTTTAGTGTCAAAGACTATTTCAGCTATCTCTTGAATAGCTAATGAACGAGGATTATTTCCATTGGATGAGCTTGCCCAGTCAGATATCAATGAAGAAGTTGCCATAGTTGCGCGTTCAAAATCTGTAAGCTCTGAATATAACTTAAATTCTGAAAGTGCGTCCTCGGAAGAATTAGCTTTTTCAAGTATCTTTTTTACATCACGCATAGTGAGATTAAAATCACCAGTACTTGACATAGATTTTAGCTCGTCTGCTGTAACGCTAGATCTACTTAGCGCCGCAGCTAATGGCACAAAACCAATTGTCCCGTTGACTACCATAATCTGACCAAACGGAACACTGCCACCCCATTCGCTAACGTACGGATCATTTGTACCAGTATCATACATACTCACCCGACTTTTATTTAGTGCATCAAGTTGTTCGATGCTGATGCCACTGTCTAGCATACTCTTAGCGGTTTCAGTTGCAACCTCGGCTTTTAGCTCTCCAGGCAGCTTGTCAGTATCCCAGAACTTTTCCGAGCTACCGTCTGCGCTTGTGAGGCGTTTTTCGGCAGCGTTGGTGGCGTCAGAATCACCATCCGGTACTAAGTCGACTTCCATAAAGTGGTTAATATATTCGGTAGGCTGACCTATCGGGTCAACAGCGGGAACAGCTTTAATATCTTTTATCTTGAATTTACTGCCAGCAGGTAGGAGAACTTCTTTTTCGCCATAAATTCCAGGAACAGTAATAGGCATAACCTTTGATCCTACCGGAACGTTTACAACCATAAACACACCGCCTAGGCCGCCTGAGGTAGTTATATTAGATTTATAACTATTTCCAGCTTCTGCTCCAGGACCGAATTCCCACGACACTACGGGATCTTCGGAAGTAGAAATAAATGCAGCATCCTCAATTATGTCGCCGACTTGTAAATTTTTAAAGTTTTCAGCATCTTTGGTCTGACCGCTACCGAAGTTAAATCCTCTAAACACTACAGACGGACTGACAGTTTTCGGGTGTTTATCAAAAATACCATTAATGATGCTTATGAAATTTTGAATTTGTTCTTCGGTATATTCATCGCTACTGTGTGGTTCTCCTCTTAGTAACCCATTTATAGCTTTATATGTATCTGTAATGTACCTTTTGATAGTTCTACTTTCTTTAGGAAGTAGCTCGTCTTCTTCTAACCTTTCAAGCGGGGCTTTGGTCACATTTCGGATTTCGACTAGGTTTGTTAGGGTATTTACTAGAAAAATGTTTTCTTGAGTTACTACTTCATCGAGCAGAGTTTTTGCATCTTTATCTTGCTCCTCCACTTCTTCGACCACATCAGGTACAGAAACCTCTACCGCCTCCGGGGTTCTATCTTTCGGGCCATAATCAAGCTCTACACGAAGAACGCCATCAGCATCCTTGAACACTCGGGTAACGGTTAGATTTGCAAGCGTAGGAAGCAGAACTTCCTTTTCTAGAGCGTAAACGCCACCATCATTCTCAAAGGCTGCGCCAGTGGCACCATCTTTAGTAGTTATTTTCATAACTACGCTTCTCATTTTTTCAGGGTCTTTATCCATCCCCGCAGCCAGCGTGGCATATTTTTCTGCCATAACCTGGTCAAGACTCGTGGAAGTAAAGAATGATGGATTAACCAACACATCGCCAGGTTGAAGTTCAGAGAAGTACTCGTACCAATCCTCTGACTCTCGGGAACCAAGAAGCTCGATTCCTCTATAAAGTTCTAACCCTGCGGGAAGAGGTTCGGTAGAAGTCAAATTATCTAGATCATCCACTACCTTATCTAGCTTTTTACGTTCTTCGTCAGTCTTATCTGGGTCACCATATGGATTTTCCATGTGATTCTTTAGATCTAAATAACTCCAACGCTGATACGTGTTAATTGCGTCTTTTTCATCTTCAGTGCGATCTGGAATTGGTAAGTCCGAAATTCCGGATACGTCAGGATAGAGTTCGGCAGAAGCGTCTTCTGGTATAAATTCTTCTGGAGTATCTAAACCATATGTAGAACTAAAGAATGGGTGATACGACTCTCCATCTTTCTCAATGGTGACCGGAGCATATCGTTTAAGCTTACGAGCAGCAAGTAATCTAGCGTAGTCCATTTCAGGATCTTTAAAATTATATTTACCGGATGCTTCGTCGTAGATTAAAACCACAGGAGAAGTGAAACCATTTTCAGCTATCTCTGTCTCCTGAGCTTCAATAAGATCTTTATTATATTTTTGACTGTCTTTATCGACGCTTTCAATTACATCCCTCGGGTAAAGATACCCGACAACACCAGAACCAAGCCCAGGGACAGAAGCATAAGGAGCTGCTGGCTTTGTACCAGAATTAGCATCAAGGTTAGGGTCTATTTCAGAGTACTTCTTCTCTGCTTCTCCAACCGCAGCGGCATTTTTCTGAGCCGCTCTTGCTTTACGATATATCCCTCTATCTTGTAGAGTTTTCTCCAAGTCAGCTATATCTACTGTCTCCAGTATTTCAATAACTTCTGGATCATCCAGTATTGACCCGATGCTTAGCTTTATATCTCTTAGCTTTTGTCTATCCCAGATGCTTAGCTTAGAAGATTCTGGCTCATCGAAGCTGACAGCTTTTAATTCTGGGTGACAAGCTGTACACTTGTCGCTTCTGCCATTGTGTAGATCGTACTCGTTAAGAAGTTCTGGATCTATGTTTACAGCTGGCTTGTGGCCTAGGTGTTCAATCTCTGATGGTTCGATCGTTCTTTCAATGTAGAGGTTGTCGCCATACGGGGTATAGCCACTGTCTACGCGAAGATCGTCTTTAGGAACCTTAACTCGGAAAACATCCGCGTCTTTTCCAGCCTCGCCAGAAGTGTAGTCATTTGCTAGGAATACACCGAATCTGCGTCGGCTGTACTTCTCGGTTCCAACCTTGTCTGTGATTTTTGGTTGGATTCCGTTTTCTTCAATTTCTGCGAAGCGCGATGGCGGGGCTGAGTGACGAAGCTCGCCAACGTTAATCTTTGTGCCCATCAGTTTTTCCTGGGCTTCAATTGTTTCGTCGCTAGTTGATCCTGGACGCAAGTACTCGGTTAGAGCTCGCATACGCTTGTTAAATTCGATGCCTTCTTCGTCAGAGACCTCCTTCGAACCAACGTAGTTATTTGAAACGTAGAAGTTGGCCTTTTCCAATTCTTCTGGGCTGAAGTAGAACTTTTCACCGTTGAACTCGTAGTTGACACCTTCAGGTTCGCCATCCGGGATGTCTTCTAGTTCTTCTTCTGCGGTAGGTACGTTAGGTAAATCTTCTAGAGCATCTTTTAGTTTCTGCTCGGCGTAGCGGTCAAGAATGTTTTCTCTACGAGCCTTAAGCTTCTCTTTTAGCTCGGCGTTGTCAGTTGGGTCCGAGATGTACTTGTCAACCAGTTCATCAATTTTTTCTGGTGTAATGTCTTCTAGCTTTTTAACGCTGTTCAGCTCGGCATCTTTGCCCATGTGCTGGAAGAACTGACCAGTGGTGTTGGCTGGGCTCTTGAATGTATCAAGCTCGGATACTTCATTCCCAAAAGCGGAACCCTTACGATCGCCGCGAGCACGATAAAGTAGCGAACCGCCGGAGTCAAGGCGAACAGGGTTTCCATCTTTATCGAAGCTCAGGTTGTCGTAGCCCGTACCAACAACATCCCAGTTGGCGAGCCAGGCATCCATGGCAAAGCCCTCGAAGCCTTTGTCATCTTGTTCCGGAGTGGTTCCAAAGATTCGCCTCGAAACTGACTCGAATTCGTCGTCGCGCCAGTCGGTGTACGTGACGGGCTGGCCATTGATGGTTCCGCTCTTAACTTCTAGAGCGTCTAGTCCGGCCTCTCGATAGAGAGCGGATGCAAGCTCTTCGTTCTCTCCGCGGCGAGTGTCTTGGATTTTGACATAATACTTTTCTCCGGTCTCAGGGTCTTGATAGACACCGCCAGGGTTAGAACCAAGAGGGCCGGAAACTTTTCTAAAGTCGGAGAAGTCAATAGACTTTTCGGCGGCAGGCATGTCTAAATCTAGATCGGTTATAGGAGTAAAGTCTCCTTCAACTTTTGCAGAATCTGGCTGAATGTCTGACCAGTTCACTATTTCTAGAGTTACATCGCGATACTCGCCAGTTGGTACAGGTAAGTAGTCCGGCTGTATCGGGGTGACTTCAGAGGAAACTACCCTAAGTTTAGTTCCCGCGGGGAGTAGTACTTCTCCCTCGTCCCTAAACATGCTTAGTTCGGTAATATCTAGAGCTTCTGTACCAGCGGGGGCAATGATTTTAAATCTGGTATATCCTAGTCTCTTGGTGGCCTCTTCGCCACCTGGATATAGCTTATTAATAACGGTATCGTCTACGACATCAAACCCTATTTTGCTGGTGCTTTGAATTCCTTTATCGTCTATGATGTCACCTGGTTCGTAGGTAACTTCATCATAATTTGCAACTATTCGATATAGAGTGGTCTCTTCATTTAGAGTATTGGATTTGATGATTTCATTTAATTTTTCAGCTTCTTCTTGATACTCCTGATATTCGTAAACTCTAGGATTACGCAGATAGTTATTTATACCTTTGTATCCAGCATCCGTGTAATCAAAAATTCTGGTTTTATCTCCAGGACCGAAGTTTTCGGTGGTTACGATATTAGAAAGATCTTTTTCATATTGATCTGTATCAGACACCTCTTCAACTACATCAGGTGCAGAAACTTCTACTAGTTCTTCAGAAGACGGAACATAGTCAAGATTAACTACAATTCTTCCGTCAGGATCTTTGCTAACCGAAGTAACAATCAATTTGTCGGACATTTTTTCGCCACGAGGAAGAATTACTTCTCGCTCGGTAGCAATTGCTTGCTGTCCAGACGCACTAGATCTGAATACTACTCCGGCTTTGGTACCTTTTTTAGCTTCTATCTTAAAAAGGACTCCAGTAGATCCTTCTTTGGCAAAAACCCCTCCAGCACCTGGCTGATTAACATCCGAGTAGGTGTTAGCTAGATCGCTACGCGTAGTAGTAGAAAAATATGCTAGATCTGTAAAAGTATCGCCCTCTTTAAGGGCGAGCAATGCCCTGAGATATTCTTCATCATCAATTTGAATACCTCTGTATAGAGTCATATCTTTATCTAGAGTTGAATTTTCTAAATATGAATCTAAAAGTTGGATGGTAGCTAGACTAGCTTTTTCTTTGTCTTCTTCGCTGCCTGTACGAAGATATCGATTTATGGAAGCATAGCCGAACCCTCCGTAGTCATTTAATGCTGACTGTTCTCCGTAGGATCTAGGTTTTGGTAGGCTTTCTCCAATAAAATTGTTATTTTCTAATTGAAAAAGATTTCCTTTATCTTCAGAAAAATTACTCGGATTTATGATGTAGAAGCCATTTGGAAGACTATCGGGGTCCGGAGAGTCGGTTAATTCAAAAATATAGTTATCCGAATATAGCGGGCCCATCCCCGGGACCACAAAACGTTCATCCAGTAGTTCTGGAGTGATATCTGTTTCTCTAGAGCCAGTGTATTTTAGAGTTATCTTTTTACCGGAATTTGCATTATTTTCAAAAAAACTTGTAGTGGTAAATTCGACTGAATCTCCCGGTTTAATAATCGTTCCATTTGAGCCGACCATGTCAGTGTCGGACTTGAGGGACACTATGGGGGAGACTTCGTCGACTATATCAGGAGTGGAAACCTCTACGGGCTCGGGGGCTTCGACTGACTCATCGGGGATTCGGGGGTCATCCTGGTTGTGACCGCGGTGGACCATGAAGGTCTTACCCGAAAGCTCCTGAATAACAGAAAGCATTTTTAGAGTCTTGTCGTAGGTGTCATTTGCCTGCGGATTCTGAGAATCACGCGAGCTAATCTGGTCTAGTTCCATCATGTCTAGACCGACTTTGCCGTCACCAGCATCAATAAAAAGATTTTTAATACTTTGGTAATACGGGTAGTCCCCGTTTAGGGCATCAAATGAGCCCTCACCAAACATCTCGTCCCATTTGGTTGGAATAGGTCTAGAGTCTTTATCAAGGCCAAAGGCTTCATAAAAATCTGCGTAGGTACTGCCTGGCATCGGATGTTCAGTTGCAAACACTTCGAACTGGGAAGCAGGGCTGACGCGTCTAAACGGAGAACCACCACCGCTTCGGTCGAATGTTTGGATGTCATTGCTCCACGGAGCAACCTGCTGCATTTCTAGATCGCCTACGCGTGTAACACGACCAGGCTGAGAGACAACATCAAGACCGATTACAACACCATACTCGTCTTCAGCCCCGCTGATACCAAGAAGTCCGGTTACCTCGTCTGGTCTTGCTCTGACAGTGTATCGTCCATCATTTTCATTAAGTCCGCTGTCTTCGTACTTAATCAAATAAGAGTTGTAGTCCCAGGCCATACGTCGGTCTAGGGATGCATAACCAGCACCAGCAAGTTCTTGGCTGCTCTTGTGGTTCACAGAGTTACGGTAGAACTCAATCATGCCGTCTTCCTTGAGACCAAGGATTTCTCTGGCATATATTTTGTTGCTGGCTTTGCTTAGTGGAAGAATGTCATCAACGGAGTCGGCCCATCTAGTGAATACTCCTGCCGCAAGGGTGTTCGAGGCGTAACTCCAATAAGACTCGTAGTCGGGGAACTCGGTCATAAGCTCTGGGTACTCAACCTTGAGCTTTTCGTAGACGGTCTTGTAAGTTTCTTTAGCAGCAGCTCTGACATCCGTAACGCTACGTCCGACAGCAAAACGTCCAGACTCTTTAGCGTGGAGGCCCATCTGGCCATAAATCTTCTGAAGAGCTTCGTCTCCAGTAATCGAGTCCTTCAGGGCAGGAGCTGCCGCTGGAGTGTCAGGAGTTACATCTTTACCAGTGATGCGTTCATAGTCTGCATCAGGAATGAGGGCATCCGCGGCTTCAAAGCTGTCTTCCGTTAGCTCGATGTCACGAGTTCCGAGAACAGGGTGGTCTTCAACGCGGAAGCGTCCAACACCAGGACCTACTACTTCTTCAAGTTTGGCGTGACCGGTTATTTTACCTAAGCCCTCTAGCTCAATCTCGAAGGTAAATATGCCGCCCATCTCAGCCCAGTTGCCAAGTCGATCTCGCAACTGGACGCGCCAGAATCCTTCGTTTGCACCTTCACCGTCGGCACTAGGAATGTCCGCGGCTACTAAAGCTAGGGGCTGAGAAGGATTTAGGATTCGACTACCAGCACCTAAGACATCTCTCAGGTAGTCGGACATAGGCTATCGAAGACCTAGCGACGACTCTAGCTGCCACTGCCACTTAGCGTGCATGTCAATGCGGCCAGCAATAAAGTCAGCGATACCCTGCTCATTAACCGAGTCTGCAACAGTAAACGCAGAGCGGTAACAAGCTAGAGTAGTCGCATTTACACGAGCCAGTGACTCAAGCATTTCGATGGCATTTCCAGAGACTCGGTCTTCGCGGATGCAAGTGAGTTCCATGAAGTCACTTAGAAGATAAGGCGAATCAAAACCAATCTTGCGAATGTTTTCGGCTAGCGGGTCAACCGAACCGTCAATATCTTCATAAATCTCGGCAAAGAAATCGTGCAGCTGGGAAAACTCGATACCTTTTACGTTCCAGTGATACCCCTGGGCAATGTGAAGCGCGGTGACAACATCACCTAGTAAGTGGGTTAGCTTCTCAGCTAACACGATTGACTTCTCGTGCATTTGTTATACCTCTGGTTCTGCCAGCGGAACTGGCGGCTGTTCTGGAGTAACGGATGGTTCTGCTAGTGGAGCAGCGGGAGCAGCGGGAGCTACTGGTGATTGACCCTGAAGAATCTGGTTAATGTCGCCAGGCATCGGAGCTGGGTTGTTGGCCTGCGAAACATCGCGGACCAGCTGCATGATTTCTGGAGCAACAGCGGCAAGCATAGACTCAGTAAGGTCTGGAGTAATAGCACCCTTGCTGATGATCAGACGCAGGGCTAGCTCCTGAGGGGTTGGAGCATCCTGGTCTGAGAATCCGTGAGCACGTCTCCAAGTCTCGTAAGACACTGCCATCTTATCGAAACCTGCATCTGCATCAGTTGCGCGGTCGTTGCGAGTAGCAACGTGGCTTGGGTCGTACCAAACGTTAACGCGGCGGACATCTGCCTCCGAGTATCCGTTGGCAATAAGGTATGGACGCAGGTAAACAACAGTCAGAGCGTCGGCAATCAGCAACATCAATGGTTCGATGTGTGCCTTGTAGAGGCTCTCGTCAATCTGGAGGGCGTTCGAGTACTTGACGTTGGCAAGACCAGTAACGATGTCCTTAGGAACGTCCAAGCCCTGCATGATGCGCTCTAGTACACGGTCAGCACGCTGAACAAGCGACGCGTCGAATGAACGCTCGAACTTGAACTGCTTGATCTTGTCGCCAAGTTCGGCAGGGCCGCGAATGATAAGTGGAACCACAGCTGAAGCAGAGTCCTCGTCCTTAATAGGAGTGGTCATCGCATCAATGAGTTGATCCTCAAAGTCGTCAGCTGACTCCTCGGGGTTGTACTGCTCGTTGTAGTTGCCGTCCTCGTCGTAAGGGTAGTCAGGGTCTGGTGCAGCTGCAACAGAAAGACCGTCTGGCAAGTACAGAGCACCTGCGTTGAGGCGAGAACGGGCCGTAGAGCGGAAAGTACGGTTAAGTAGGAGCAATTCCGCGCAGAGGTCTAGAAGGCCGCGTAGCGAGCTGTCAGACTCCTGTGAGTAGCGCGGGTGAGCCTTCCAAAGGCGTCCGATAAACGCATCATTTGGAAGTTTGATAGCACCCTTACCAGATGACATAGCTGAAGGAACACCGCCACCAACTTCACGACGGGGTTGGATTACGTAGTTTCCCTTAGAGTCAATCTGAAGCTCGTCAACTGAACGGATATCCCATGACTCGGGTAGTCCTGAACCGAGACGCTCTGGAACCTGGACAAGGTAGCATTCGCCGGTAACCTGCAAGTTAAGAGCTGCATCTTTAAGGAGACCAGCCTGGCCTCCGTACGCAGAGTCAAGACGGGCGATAGCACGCTTAGCTGCGGCAGCAAGCTGAGGATCAATAGTGCTTGAGCTGTCTACCGAAATTGGGGCCTGAGACGGGTCATCTACAACAGCTGCGTAAAGACGGATACGTGATACGACAGACGCCACAAGGTTAAACGCATATTTAATTTCACCAATTGAGTCATAGTACTCCCATGCTTCGGTCTGCCAGCTTGAAGAAGCTGACTGACGGCGAGACTTAAAGATTTCAGCTTCGCCCTTGTCACCAATTTTAATTTGAACTGCGGCAGCTGTTAGTGGGCGAGGTGAGTTATAGGCAGCTGGCTCGGCGTATACAACGCCAAACGAGTCAACAGAGATTCCGGGAGCAATTGACGTAGCAGTGCGAGGAGCTGTAGCACGAACACCAGTGAACGCCGGGCGTGTAGGTTGCTCTGCTTTCTTTTTAAAAATTCCCAAGGGGACTCCTATGGACTAACGGTCCGATAATAGGCCAACAATTGCAGATATGGACAGTACTAATGATACCACAAATACTATCGTAGGGACCAGTAGGTACAATCCGACAAAGCCGATTGACACCCAAAAACCAGTACACCAGTTGCAAGTTAGCAAATAGCCAAATTTTGTGGTCGGGGGAAATCTATTCCAGATTCTGTCTCGGATCGTCTCGAAAACAGTGTCTGTTGTAATCACTCTAGTGACTCGAAAAGCTGCCAATGCCAAAACTACGTAAGTAAACGCATCTATTGTCATTAGACGTCCTTAATTGAGTACAAAGTCTTGAATGGATTCCAAGCTCTTAGTCTAGACCCACATCCGCAGTTTGTGTCGCGCTGAACTGCAAACATTTTTCCGCCCTCTGTGACGAATCTGCTGATGTCATCCTTGATGAAGGTGGTGTAAGTCTCTTGAAAAACGATCTTTGCACCCTCTGGAGTGTCTACAGCGACCAGTAACTTCTTCTCGGTCGCAATTACACGAGCTCGATCAACAAAAAAGCTGCCTTCACTCGGTGGATTGAGAGAAAGTAGCATAATATCATCGATTATTCCAGCTGGAAGGGCTACAAGTTTAGCCGGAAACACGTCATAAATGATTTTCATCGGATTCTAAACACGCTTCCGCCTCGATTACTGCCAATTCCAGGGATTTTTCGGTCAGCAAGGCTCTTTGCACGTATTTTTCCGCCCGAAAAGCCAGGAGGTGGCTTAATTAGGAGGGCAGTAAGGGCATGAACCAGGGCATCAACGCGGTCAGGGGATTTTCCCTCACCTGGCACCCAAGAAATCATCTGAGACTCCAAGTCAGCCAAAAAACCGACGTGATGGACGCGATTTTGCTCATATGCGAGGGTAATTGGCTCTGCACGGAGCTGTTTTCCCTGTTTTGAGTGTACTTCTAGCACTTTAATCGTCGGATCGATGGTATTAATGGCGTTTCTGACGAGTGCTCCGCCCTGATTTACCTCAGCAATGACTGGACAACCCCATTTTCGGGCCATTTTTACAACCTGATTGGCCCAAACGTCTGGCGAACCGTGGACAGAAGCGTCTTCGAGCACCCAGGCTTGGCGTTTATAGAGATCGTGCTCGGATGTAGAGCCAACAACAACAATTCCACACTCGTCGCGAGGGTTTTCAGCTACTGAAGGGTCGACTCCGATACAGCGAAGAGGTGTTGATTGCGGATAAAAGCCTTCGCGGCCAGATTCAATCATCTCTTCAGTCCAAAGAGCACCCTCCATGGCCTCGAGCATTTCACCATAAAGCTCCTGGCGGGCAAGAGAAGTACCCTCGTAAACGCCGAGCATGGTGTCAAGATAAGAAGCGGACAAGTTTCCGGCGTTATCCATCGTCGAACCACGGGTAACCTGCACGATATTGCTCTTAATAGACTCTTCAATGAGCTTGTAAAGCAGCGGAGTACGCTT